GTTGCAGAAAAAGTTGAAGAAACTAAATCTGAAATCGTAGAAAAAGTTGACGCATATCTAAACTATGTTGTCGAGGAGTGGATGAAAGAAAACGAATTGGCAATAGAGAAAGGTTTAAGAGCTGAGATTACTGAAGACTTTATCGGTGGTCTTAAATCTTTATTTGAATCTCACTACATTAACGTTCCACAAGAGAAGTATGATGTAATTGAGGCTCAAACTGCTGAGATAGAGAAGTTAAAAGAAGAAGTTAACCAAACTATTGAGAAAAACGTTGAGTTAAATCAGGCAATCGGTCAACACGTAAGACAAGATATTATCAATGATGTATCTTCTGATCTTGCTGAAACTGAATCTGAAAAACTTAAAGGTTTAGCAGAAAGTATTGAATATAAAGACGCTGAAAGTTTTAGAACAAGTGTAGAAACATTAAAAAATTCTTACTTCCCTAAAGCAAAAGCGAGTGAAACTGAATCTAATGAAGTAGCTGAACAAAATGCTGGCGCCGATTTATCGGAGTCAATGGCTGCATACACAGCTGCAATTAGTAAATCAAAGAAAAATCCTTATTTAAAGTAGGGATTAGTTAATTAACTAAAAGAAGGAGAGATAGAAAAATGTTTTTATCTGAATCAATACAATCAAAGTGGCAGCCCGTTTTGGATCATCCTGATCTTCCCGAAGTTAAGGATAGTTACAAAAGAGCCGTTACTTCTATGGTATTAGAGAACCAAGAAAAGTCGCTTAAAGAAGACGCTGCTTTCTTATCAGAAGCTGCGCCAACTAACGCAACTGGTTCATCTATACAAAATTGGAATCCTATTTTAATTAGCTTAGTAAGAAGAGCAATGCCTAACCTTATCGCTTACGATATTGCAGGCGTTCAACCTATGTCAGGTCCAACTGGTCTGATTTTCGCTATGAGAAGCAGATATACTTCTCAAAGTGGTGGTGAAGCTCTTTTTGACGAAGCTGATACTGACTTTTCTGGAAGAAACAAAGCTGGTTCTTCTGTGTCAGGGGCTTCCGCTGTAGCACAAACTGGTGAAAACCCAGCTGTACTTAATGACTCAATCGGTACTTCTACTGGTTACACAACTGGTACTGGTATGACAACTGCATACGCAGAAGCACTTGGAGATGCCGCTGGTAACTCATTTGCTGAAATGGCTTTCTCAATTGAGAAATCTACGGTTACTGCGAAAAGCAGAGCATTAAAGGCTGAGTACACTATGGAATTAGCACAGGACCTTAAAGCAATTCACGGCTTAGACGCTGAAACTGAATTATCAAACATCTTATCTGCTGAAATCTTAGCTGAGATCAATAGAGAAGTTGTAAGAACGGTTTACAGAACTGCTGAAGTAGGTGCTGCTGATAATGACAACTCACATGCTGCAATTAACACAACAACTGCTGGTATATTTGACCTTGACACAGACTCTAATGGTAGATGGTCTGTTGAGAGATTCAAAGGTCTTATGTTCCAATTAGAGAGAGATGCAAACACAATCGCTCAGAGAACCAGAAGAGGAAAAGGTAACATGATTATCTGTTCTTCAGATGTTGCCTCTGCATTACAAATGGCGGGTGTTTTGGATTACACTCCTGCATTAAACAACAACTTAAACATTGACGACACAGGTAATACTTTTGCTGGTGTATTAAATGGTAAGTATAAAGTTTACATTGACCCATATGCTGCTAACATGGCAAGCAATGCGTCACCTACTAAACAATACTACGTTGTTGGTTACAAAGGAACTTCTCCATATGACGCAGGGTTATTCTACTGCCCATATGTACCTCTACAAATGGTTAGAGCAGTAGGTCAGGACAACTTCCAACCGAAAATCGGTTTCAAAACACGATACGGTATGGTAGCTAACCCATTCGCTGGTGCGAGTGCTTCTGGCAACATTACTGCTGACGGTGTTGGTAATATCAACGCTAACAGATACTACAGACGTGTTCAAGTTACGAACATCATGTAATATTTGTTGAGAAACAAATTAGAAAAGGGCGCTTCGGCGCCCTTTTTTTTGACATAAATAAAAGTAGATTATGTTTTATACTGAAAGAATAACAATTTACAAAGAGCCTAAATCAACAATAATGAATACGATAACTAGAGCAATTGCAGGTATAGTACTAATTGGTGGTTTCTTTTTACTACTTTCACTAGGTCTTAATTACTTACAAAAACCTAACGCATTAGAAAAAATAGAACAACGATTAGATGAAGCAGAGCAATCACAATCTGTACTTACAGAAAACGAAAAGAAACTAAAAACAGAAGCCCAAACTAAAGAATGGGAAGAGATAGACGAAAAGACGATAATACCTCTACCTAAACCTAAGTAATTTTCATATAAATAGCTGTATGACTATTACAAACTCATACACAAGACAACCTACAAAGTTTGATTACGCAGAACCTACAAAGTTTAAATTTACTATAATTAAACTTCCTAAAGTAGAATTTTTTGTAACTACAGCAAATGTACCTGGTGTATCATTAGGTACTACTACACAACCTACGCCTTTAAAAGATGTACCTATTCCTGGTGATAAACTAGATTACGATACACTTAACTTACAATTTTTAGTAGATGAAAATTTAGAAAACTATAGAGAAATACATGGTTGGTTAACTGGTCTAGGATTTCCTAAAGATCATTCTCAATTTAGATCATTACAGGCTGCAGGTACAGACAGATATCCTACTACAACAAGAGAAGACTTAAACAAAGAAATAGGTGATGTAGCAAAACAAACTTCAGATGATGGTGGTTTATATTCAGACGCCACATTGTTTATATTAACAAGTAAAAACAATTCTAATTTAGAAGTTAGATTTAGAGATATTTACCCTATTTCATTATCTGGTTTAGATTACAATCAACAAGCAACAGATGTAAACTACTTAACAGCAAGTGTTACATTTCAATACAAAATTTATGAGTTTGCAAGTGTTAGTGGGAGTGGCACACTAGAAACAACTACTTAATTTTATTATAAATTATATTATGACCGTTCTTATAAGACCTAGAGATAGGAATCCACATCTAAACAAATTGATGACCAAAGGTGGTCCTGGTGACAAGTACCTTGGTGGTGGTAAAGTTGACATGAGTCAATGGTTTAAAAAAGTTGATATACTAGAAGATCAAATTAGAAATAACGACATATGGTTTTGTAGTGCTCCTTTCACAATGGTCTATACAACAACTAGAGGTGAATACGCACCATGCTCATGGGCTGCTGAAGGTTTTAATCCTAACATAAAAGACGTACCTATTCGTAGATACTTTGAAGATAATAAAAATTTAAATGATTTACGTAAAGAAATGGTTACACCAGGTTCTAAATTAGAACTTGCAAAAAAATGGTGTAAACAATGTATGTTTCAGGAAAAAAATTATGGCAGATCAAGGCGACAAGCTTCTCTTAAAATACAAACAAACGATCACGCAATATGGCCTGGTATAAGAAATGCGGTAGAGTATTTTAAAAGAAGAAACAAAGGTGTGTTTCAGGATAGAATATTTGAAATACAAGTAAAGGCATTTGGTAACAAATGTAACCTTGATTGTTATATGTGTATACCTTATGACTCTACTACACGATTAAAATCTATACACTCGGAAGAAGTAAAAGGTGAAAAGGTTTTTTCTGATTATGCAAAGGCACCTATAGAATTAGTAAAAGGTGAGAAGTTAAAAAACGTTGTAGATCAAATAGTTGAACTAGCACCATACATTTACAATTTAAAATTTATAGGTGGCGAACCATTAGTTATGAAAGACTTTTATATGTTGTTAGATAAAATATGTAAAACAGGTCATGCTGATAAAATGTTTGTAAAATATCAAACTAATATGTCAGTACTATCAATGGAGAGATTAAGGTTATTAGATTACATTCCTAAATTTATGCAATTTGAATTTACGGTATCTTTAGATGGTATAGGTAAGTCTGTAGAATATATAAGGCGTAGAACAAACTGGCAAGATGTAGTAAACAATATAAAAGAAGTTAAAAAGTTTCCTAACGTTACGGTTAATATAAACGGCGCAATATCTTTTTTAAGTGTATTGAGATTTTACGAATTGATAGAATGGATAGATAAAAACAAAACATTGTTCAAACAAATCAATTGGTCTAATATAAGAAATCCTAAAAAGTTATGTGCCAATGTATTGCCTGATGAAATAAAAAAGAAACTTATACCAAAGTATAAAGGTTTTCCTGATATACAACAATTACTAGAAGAAAGCAATGATGGTCTACATTATCAGGACACATTAGACTATCTTTTAATGAACGATAAATATTACAAAGGTACTAAATGGGAGACACATTTGTTTGATGTTTTTCCTGAATTAGAACCATATCACAAAAGAGGTTAACATGGACGCATATGAACTTTTAAGTAAGAGGAACCATATTCACAAATATAGGGAAGACAAAATACCACCAAAAGAATTAATAGATGATTTGTTGTATAAAGCATGGAAAACAACACCATCTAAAAATAATTTTATGCCATATCATGTAAATGTTTTAGGACCTGAACATGTTTATGAAAAAGCGTCTATAACAAAAAAATGTATGGCAAATAAAAAAGAAATAAATGAAGACAAAATACCTAAACATTATTCAAAAGAACATGGAGATAAATGGGAAGAAGACGGTTCTAATCCATCATTTATACACATCAACACAGCACCCTATG